TGCGTATTGTTAGCCTTAGCCGTACCTGTGAGTCCACTTGCAACAACGCCTGAAAGCGCTCTGCTGTGGCTTTGTGTGACCGATCCAACATTAGCTGAAGCCGCACGTCCGCTTAACGCAATACGTGGCGTAGCTACTGCTGTTCCTGTTAGACCTGATGCGAATACACCGCGTAGACCAAAGCCTGCGATGACTGTACCAACGTTACCCTTGGCAAAGCTGCCTGATAACGCTTTGTTTCTTGAAGCGACGGTCGTGCCCGTTCGTCCTGCCGCTGTAACACCACTTAAGGCGATTACCTTGCTAGGAGTCTCTGTACCTGTTCTTCCGGCTGCATTAACGCCCGACAGTGCGACCGTGCGATTCGCGGTTGCTGTTCCAGTATTACCGGCAGCAGACGTACCTGTAACGGCGAGGGTTCCCCCCCAGCCGTTACTTCCATAGGTACTTTCACCCCACCCTATATTATTTGCATAATATAGTTTTCCAGTTGCACCGGAACTTGTTGAGCCTGTTAATGAAACCGTGACATTAGCCACCGTCCGGTCCCATTAATAACTATTAGGTCGTCGACAAGCGCAGTAATGCAGTGGTAGTGGTGTTAGAAGGCATGGTCAATGTGAAGTTACCAGCGGTAATCGTTTGGCTACCGAAGGTGAACACAGCAACTGCCTCGTTGGATTGAGACTGGTTGTACATCAACATGGTGTCAAAAGCGGTGGTCAAGGTCACGCTTGAGAACACGATGCTTGCTGAAGGGGTCCAGTAAGCAACACCAGCAGTAGCAGAGCTGTTGGTTGCTTGTGGGTTCGTACCATTGGTAACAGCTACACCACCAGCGGAATAGCCAGTACCTGAAACTTCACCGGTGCTGCTGTATGCAGTGGTAGAAGCATTCAAAGTAGCAGAAGACAAGTACAAAGCTGCGTAGAAAGTATCAGCGGTGTTAGCTGAACGAGCAGTGTTGCTTGAAGAGAAGTTGTGTCCCGCAGCCAAAAGTTGACCGAGGAACGAGGTGCACATCGATTGTGTATTTGCCATGATTGATTATCCTAAAAGTGCGTTTTCAAGAGCCGTAAACGGCGACGTTTTCATAGTTACATGGACTGAACGATGAACCAGTTCGTCCCCTAGGTAGTACTCGTCCCAGACGGTATATTCAATCTCGTTATCAACGGTCCCAGTTTTATGAACCAGTTGGGAGGTATCCATATCGCCTTTGGTTGTGGTAATGATAGCCATTTGATCTCCTAAATTAAACTCTGATTAATGCACTTGTTGGCGTATCTGCGGGAAGTGTTACAACAAAATTAGGTCCAGCATTTTTGTCAGAACCCCAGTTCAGCACTGCGACCGACCTATTGTTCCGTGTCTGATTGTAAAGCAAAGCGCCGCGACAAACAAACGAAACGTTCGTCCATATTACATTGCTAAAACTTACGTATACGATGTTGTTAACGGCATCCGTGTTTATTGTTACACCCGTGACCAGTTGGCCTCCCGGCGTATAGTTAGCGCTCACTACTTCGTTTGCATTATCGTATGTTACGGTGTTTGCATTAAGGTTTGCATACGCCGTATAGATCGCTAAGTACAAAGAATCGGTAAGTAAATTCTGCTGTCCTTGCAGGATATCCGATTTGAATGAGTTGGTTATCGTTTGAACAATCATACAACTTTATACTTTGGTGTGCCATCACGATACGAATCACCCTTCTCTTTCGCATCACCCAATTGTTTGAGCAGAGCCGAAGCATCGTCCGCACGTTTCTGATACAACTGTACCAAGTCTTGCTCACCCTTGGTGTATGTAATTGCCTCCATCAAACAGTAGTTCAACAGAGCCGTATCAAAGTTATCACCCAGCCAAGTCTCTCCGTAGGGGTTACTCACCACTGAGATTGGTACACTCCATGTGGGAGTTCCGGTCGTATAGGGAAGTTCTACCGTCATCACATCTCCCACTACGTATCCCGTTCCCGTGTTCGCCAAGATCACTTGAGTAACTTTGCCCGTAGAAACAATAATGTTTGCCGTAGCCAGCGTACCAGAACCGCCAATCAATGGCTGGTTGTAGTACGTTCCATCCGTGAACGAACCGCTCTGCGTAATCGTTCCAAACTGGAAGATAGAAGCCTGAATGATGGATGTAGGATAAGCGTTGTAGTGCAGTTCGTAGTTATAGATCTGATCCGGTGTTGGTGCTAACTGAATCACCATGTCAAACGGATTGGGATTATTTGGGCCTTGTTGCGGACCAAACAACGCATAGTACTGAGGTAATCCAGTTGATATAGGAAACCCAAACGCTTCACGCAAGAAGCTCACATCTTTATTCAACATGTAGTAATAACTGCCCTGAAGCTGTGCTCCTACTGTACCCGTATAGGTTGCATTGGATGACATCTGAAATGATGTAGCACCAACTCTGGTCACTAACGTATCAGCGTTGACTCCGCCTGCTCTTACGTACTGACCAACCTGTGGAGTCATGCCAGAGTACGTAGCAACATTACTACCTGTTGTTAGTGTGATGTTCCCGCTGGTGTACGTAAATGATGCTATAGAGAACGTAGACAACCAGTCAGGTGGCAATGGTACATAAGGGTTAGCAGGACTGACCCGGCCCACGACATTCTTACGCGATGAGGGAAGCTGAACAAAGTTATAGATCCTCTGTTCAGATTGCTCAATAAACCGATTTACAACCTCCGTGGGGAAGTTGTTCTCGGCATACTCGTTAATCGAATTAACAAGATCAGCGTAGTACATTAGGCCATCGGTCCTCTGGACATCTTACCTTTGGTCGCAGCTCCATAGCCACGCATCTCAATACCAGATGTCTTAGCTTCCATTGTACGGCCTATCCCCATACCGCTTGCAATAGGTGTAGACATATTGGTATCACGCGCAGAACACTCGGTATTATAAGGAGGATGCTCAGACTTACCGTCTACCAGATGGCCTTCCATATCGTGAGGCTGTGCGTAGGTAGAAGCTGGGCCTATTTCCTTGCCCTTTACTTTCATGCTGTACTTAGCCATTATCGACCTCTCTGGTTATTAGCACGAGCCATGTTACGACCCATTACCTTTTCATTCTCACTGGTAACGCCACCCTTTGCCAACTTGGTCATGGATTTACCTTTGTGCATGTGCTTCTCATGCTTATGTATCTCTTGGTCAGCGATCTTCTTAACTGTTTTCTTTTCCATAATTTATCCTATGTAGATAAGGTGCATGTGCCAATTGCAAACTGTAGCACCAGATTGTTTGGCGTTAATCCTGCATCGTTACTCCTAGAACCACCAATCGGGTTCCAGCCCCATTGAATCACACGACTACCTTCTTCCGGGAAACCGTCCTCAGCCACCGTCGTTCCCACTACGTCTGATGTAAGTATCCCACTATTTCCAGACATATAATAACTGACATCTGGTCTGGGTTCTCTTACAGCTTGAGGATCATAGACAGGATATAAACCTAATGACAACTGTGGTTGATCTGGATCCCAGCACTCTGGGCAAACCTTGATCTGAAACAGCTTGGTCTTGATGATCTCTTTCTTAAGTTGCTTAAGCTTATAGCGTTGACCACACCGGTCGCATTCAGCAATCGCATGCTTGCCACTTGCATATTGTGTTGCCATGTTAGGAGTAGAACTGCTCTCGTGGGACTAAGCGCAGAGATGCCTTCTCGCGGTCCTCTGTCGATGCTAAATCCCATTGCTCGTTATATGCCAGCTTTAGTTCTGTTGACCGTGCCATCGCTTCTGGAATCTTCAACGATAAGTAATAGGTCAAACCAGCAACCATGCAGGGTATAAAACGAAATGGAATATCTTGTACGGTATTACCCGATACCACATCCTGTATCCGGCGCATTCTCCAGTAAACAAACGTATACCCACCGCCTGAGTTAGCTGTAGGCCATACGTTTATAGATATATTGTTCGTGACAACCAAGAACGAACCGGCGGGTTGATTAGCTGCTACCGTGCCATTCTGCCCGCGTGAGCACAGGTTAAGTGTGTTGTTCTCTATGTTGTTGTAGTAAATCTGCTCGCCGTTAATCGAAACGTATCCAGCCGATGCAAGGTTGGCCGCATTCGTAACTGGGATCGATGTCGCTGTAGATGCAACCGCAGCAGTTGTCTGGATGTTTGTCTGATTGCTTTGTGCAGATTGACGGTTAATCCAAACTTGAATAGGACGACCCTGAGCGAGTTTGTTCGGGATCGTGGAGTACATCGTTTCCGATATACGGGTGATGTTAATGTCAATCTGGTTAGTCGTGCCTTCGTTCTGCCGGATGACGTGATCTAATAGATCAATCGTATCATCGGGCAAAGGATAAGCAACTTGACCTGTGACTAAAGGGATCTCTCCCTGCTCAATCGTCCACAAGTTAATCCCACGGTTTGCCCATTCAATCGTAAGCAAGTTCATGCTGCGTCGTGCGGTGCGTAGCTGATAACCAGATCGCATCTCAACACCGCAACGCTCATACGCTTCCTCTGCCATTTCATTAAACGGCAGGTTGAATACGGATGTACCGCTTGTGGTCACTTCTTAAAGCCTCGTAGCGTCTTAGCTAATCGCGCACGTTGTCCTAATTTACCGGGTGCATGACTGGCTTTCTCTAGCTTGGCTTCGGGAATCTTATGCCCAGCCTTGACATGTAAAGCCTCGCGTAACGCGCCAGCCTTCTTAATTGCACCTTGAATCCACTTCTCTGCC